TCCCGAGATACATAATACGGCTATCGTCTTTCGGCGTAAGGATTGACTCGGCTTCTGTACAGAGTTGAAGAAGTTTTTCACGCATCAACTCCGTCATACTGTTTCCTGGCACCTCGATATCGTCCAGAATCATTAGGTCTGCACGACTTCCAGTCATTTGACCAGTAATACCGACTGACTTTACTGAGGGTGCTTGGTGTGGTGAACATAAAACATCAAAGGATATACGTGACCATCTAGCATCTTCTGACTTAGGTCTTAAATGCTTTAGCCATGGTGTTTCGATAATTAGCTTCTGTAGAAAGATGCTCATGTTGTCTGCTCGTTCCTTCGATGCAGAAATTATCATTATTTTTTTCTCTGGATCTTTGAATAAGGTCCATAACACGAAAGCACCAGTAATCCAAGACTTACCAACACCTCGAAAGGCTTGTATCTGTAATCTTTTCGGTCCGTCTTGTAGGTAGTCTGCGATGGCATATTGTGCTCTTGTTGGAGAAGGTAGGTCAAGCTGGTCCCACAATGCCTGTAGGAACAGCTTAAAATCGCCCTGAAGGGCTGCTAAGGTATCATTCATACGAATGTGTATAGATTAGTTAAACGCCTTTCATAAGCGGTGCTGTAAGCGGATCAGCAAACTCTGGTTGTCTAATAGTATCTTCTATGTTCATTTCAGTATCAGGCATATTAGATTGAATGACATCCATTATCCCTGCATACCTATTAACTTGTTTTAATCTAATAGTTTTATTTTTTCCAGTAAGTTTAGTTTCTCCTTTTAATATCTGTGTCATTTGATCTGAAGTTACCTTTGGACCTTGTAGTTTTATAGTGTCCATTGGTGTATCACCAATCATAAGATTAATTTTTGCTTTAGAACCTATATCTTGACTTCCTCTTGCTCTATTTTCTTTTGCACTAATAGATCGAAGATTATTACTGTGATGGATACCACCAGCTTTTAAACTTTGTATATGATCTACGTCATGTCCAAGTTTGTTATTTCTATAGATATCTCGGACAGCACGTTTTTCAATAGCCATCATTTCTTTACCTAATTTACCCCAAGCTTTTTCATAATCAGCCAGAGTAGCGGTAGCAGCTAATTTTCTTGATCTATAGGCAGCGTTTTCAGCATATTTATCACCTAAGTTTTTAAGTGAATAATTACCTTTTCCTTTATTATCCCAGTAAAAAAGTCTTCCTTCACTGTCTTTAAAATACGGAACTTTTGATTCAGTATTTTTAAATTTAATATGTAATTCTTTTGTTTTTGCTAAATCAGTTTTGTTTGTGGGTAAATTAAAAATAAGCATTAAAAAAGCCCCTTACGGGGCGGTAATTATTTATGCAGCGATGTGGTCGCTTATTGTTTTTTCTCTATGTGGATCGTGTCCAAATTTGGCTCTCATCCAGTGGAGCCAGTTTCTACTACCTTTATCCTGATTGCACTTTTGACAGGCACATACGACATTGGTCGTAAGATCCTGTCCACCTTTTGAACGAGGTTGGACATGATCGAGTGTAAGTTCGTGTAATTCATAATTTTCTCCGCAATAAACACATTGACAATTGAAGTGCTCTTTAATAGCTCTTCTCCAGAGCCGTTTAGAATCTGAACTTGTCATGGTTATTAAATTGTGTAAGTAATGTTTTGGACTAGGTAATAGAGGGGTCATTTACGTATCTTGAGTCTGCTTTTTCGGTTAATTGATGGTTTTTGGAGTCTGCCTTTGGTCGTACTCCCCTTATAGTGAGCAGCGTCTTTCCCATCGCCATTTCCGTAAGTACCAAGTTGCCTATTAAGTCGATTTGCATTGACACGTATCTTTAATCCCTTTTTTGTTTTGTTGTACGCTTTTTGTTGAGCTTTGTAGTTACCGTTTGCGTACTTAGCTCCTTTGCTTCGCATAAAGTCTTCTCTTTACTAACTCTGGATCTATTTCTGGTAATACATTCGCCAGTTTGTTTAATGGGTTGCCATCATATGCAACACCACTAATATCGTTTGACTTCAGCCAATCACAGGCTGCTTTTAAGTCTTGAGTAGTAGCTTCTCCGCTTTTAACTCTTTTTAAAAATTCTTCTGTGACTAACTGGTGGAGTTCATTGAACTGTTCTTCAGTTGCCTTCTTCATTTTTTCTTAGGGAATCCCTTTTTCATATTTGCGTAAGCTTTTGGAGTGATAGTACTTTTTGACTTAGGTCTGCTAGTACCAGCTCTTTTTCGCTTATTAATATTTGCGTATAAGCCTTGTTTAGCCATAATTAACATTTCCATTTACGTAGAGCTAAAGCCTTACGAGTAGGCTTGCCATTTTTTTTCATTGGTCCTTTAACACCAGACATACGAGCGCAGAATGATTTTTTTCTAGGACCACCTTGTGGTTGTGGTGCTTTGAGGTTTGAGCCGGTTTCTCTGTTGTATTTTTCTCTACCTTTTTTAGTAAGACCACCTGTTCGACTTTTATGAACGCCGATTTTAAGACTGACGTTTTTTTTAGTCATTATTTTATGTCTAAACCTTTTTTAACTATTGCAAGTGCTTTATCATCTAATTCGTTATCAGTTTGCTCTACTAGCTTTTCAAGTAACTGAAATACAAAAACCTTAAATTTAGGGCTTTTTAAACCAGTTAAAACGAGTGGTTTTAGGATTGCTAACATTTTCTTTTTTTACTAATGATTTGATTGGTACTACATCAGAACACATGTGATATACACGAGTTCCAGGTAGCAGGGTAAACCCTGTTTTTTGTAAGGACGCACAACGTGTTGCCCTTGTAAGCTCATAGTCGAGCTTCATTTTTTCTTCTTGTCTTGCAGCCATTCTCCTGCATTGCTCTAAGCCACGCTTATCCAGAGGAACCATGAAGTTAACTTGGAAACCCCAGTTCTCAGCTAACGTATAGCTGGATGGGTTCATCCCAAGTTCATCATCTATCTCCCACGGTTTGGTATGGTTGCCCATATAAAACGGAGAGAAGGTCATAGTAGATCCGTTGCAGCTGATGTTTCCGCCGTATTGTTGACGAGAAGGTGCTCCATTATTTTGAAATTGGACAGCCTGATTCGTAACGTTTCCAGTTGCCGCAGCTACTGGATTGCTAACGTTATTAGTTTCTGGCTCTGTATCAGCGTAAGCTGGACTTATTGTGAGAAGACTGAGTAAGAAGTAGTAGTGGAGTCTGTAGAAATATCCCTTACTGTGTCGATAGTTTCGATTAGTCCTGCTGCTCTTTCTGTTATTTCTAACTGAAAGTCTGCTCCGGGAGTTGTCAAACTGAAAGTCGTAGCAGTATCTGCAATATCTCCTGAAGCAGTTATATTTGTTCCTGACCAAGTTTTTACCTCGGCTCCAAATACTTCTTGATTTATTGTTTCTTGAATTGTTTGGGTAGTTGTTGTCGTTGAGGTCATACTCCCTTGTGTGAACTGAGGAGTTATTGTATTTGCTCTCGCTACTGCGGGTGACAACAGTGCTAAGAGAAGAATCCATTTCTTCATGTCTTTGGTTTTGTTTCTGTGTTTCCGTTTCCGTTCCCGTTCTTCTTACCATTTCCCGTGGACAGCCCGAATGTTGCAAGTGCCCCCGTAAAAATGCTGGCTACGAAAGTGATGTCAGAGGATGCGCCTAGAGGCTTTCTGACCATGGGCAGCTCAACATAATTTAATGTGATAATAAATCCACTCCAAATAACAACACCTAAACGCACTGTTGCGCCAAGTATTGCCATCTGTTCGTCATGATCATCTACATTTTCTTTAAGCTTTTTTAGGAAACCTTTTTTTTCTTCTTCTGGCTTAATTTTTTCCATGCCGTTTTTAATATTGGTTTCATTGCTGTTACAACCCATTTAAAGGCTGCCGTAGCTGTAAGGGTGGCTGCTACAGAAACTACTGCCGTTGTACTAGCAGTAATTAATATTTCATTTTCTGGTAAAGGTACTTTCTTATTTATTATTGGTATCTTTACTTCTCTTATACCTGTTGGTGCTTCATCCGTAGATTCAGCTTCTACTCCAGCTGGTGGTTCTAAATCACTAGGAGGAATAACCAATGGTTTGTAATAAGGTATATCAGCTTTAGGTATATCTAAAGTAACTCTAGGTATATCAACAGCTTTAGGTAAGGTGGGTGTAGGGAGAACTAATTGGTCTCCCATATTTATGCAAAGGTTCTTTGAGGTGTCTTAGGTGTAACTTCTTTTTTGTCCCAACCAGTAGGTAATGGACCTAAGTAGTTAACATGCCATCCAGCTAATTTAGTTGGAGCTTCTATTTCTTTAACAGTTCCATCTTCCTGCATTTCCCATTTACCACCTTCATACAACGTACCAACTACATCAATAGCATGGTCGTGTGTATAAGCTTGTAATACCTCTTTAGTTGTTTCTTTCCCTTCTTCGTCTGTTTCAGTAACAGTCGTGTAAAAGCCAGCTTTTTTAGCTGCTGTGATCCAAGTCTTTTCGCTTGACCATTTAAAGAAAGGACCGGGAACTGGAGCTGGTGCTTCGAGTTCCTCTTCCTTTTTAGCTTCTTCTGCCATAGTTATAATTTAGTTATGTTTATTAGTGATGCGTCTGGTAAACGTGTTTTCCAGAATGTAAGTCTTCTTAGTGGTTCATTAAGAGGTGCTGCTCCAGTTGAATTAGCACTACCTATGTACATTTCATTAGGTACATTTGTCACGTTTTGCCATGTAGTAACAGAAGTATCACCAACAGTAAGAACTGCATTATGTGCCGATTTACCATCATTTACCGCTAATGCAGTCGCAATTTTAAGATCTGTACCTACTTTATCTGCAA